GCCCCGCTCTGGCGTCAGCTGAACGATCTGCGCCGACCCAGCCCCGCCGCAACCGCGCGCTTCGCCGCGATCGACGCGATCCGCGCGGCCAGCAACCTGATCGAACAGGACCTTGCCGCCACCGACACCCCCGGCCTGCGCAGCTTCCCGATCACCGACCACCCCCTGTGGCCCGACGCCACCCCCGAAAGCGACTGACCGATGGTAAAGATCACCGAACTCAATCCTGCCGGGCCGATCACTGGCAATGAAATCCTGCCGTTTGTGCAATACGGCGAAACCGTTCGCGGCCCGCTGGGCGGACTGATCGGAACGATGCTGGCGGCCGCGAATTACAAGACTAGTCAGGCGACTGGCGAAGCCGAAACGGCGGCCGGTGATTTCTTCAGTTACCCTGCTGCCGGGGGCGGCATTGTGCTGGCCGAACGGACCGCCGGGGGCTCAAGCGATCTGGCCGTGCTGGGCAGCGGGATCGACGCGGCCCTGTCAATCGCCAGCGTGTGCCAGCGCGGCAGTGGGGCAGGCGCGGCGAACAAGCTGGCGCTTGAAGGGCTGCTGGCGCAGGCTGTGAGCGAAAACAAGTCGATCCTGATCCCCGGCGGCGACTGGTACATTGATGGTGGCATGGAGTGCCTGACCGGCCTGGTCCCCCTGTTTGTCGAAGGTGATGTTTACACCAACACCACAACGGCATGGCTGACCCTGCGCACGCCGGAAACGACTGGCAACGTGCAGAACTTCTTCATCCGTGGCGGTCGGTTCTTCAACCTGAACGGCACGGCGGCGCAGAAGAACAGTTCGATTATCAAATTCCAGTCTGCCGGAGCGCTGATCCTGTATCCCGAATTCCGCGATGTCGAAGGATATGGCTTTTACCAGATGTTCGATGACGACGCGGGCACCTATCCCACGCCGTTCGGGCAGGAAAGCCGGATGAACCACGGCATCGTTGATGGCTGTGTGCCGCACTGGAGCGGCGCTTTGAATGCCAAGTACTGCTTCCTCCGCCGCACCGGATCGGGGACGGGCTGGTTCTATACCAACTGCCGCGACGATCTGGCGGTCGGCACTTCGCCTGCTGGCTCTGATCCGGTCGGCACGGAAGCGCTGGGCTATCCGGCGTTCGTTCGGGTGGAAAGCGGCGGGGTGAACGCAGTCTGCGGTGACATTCTGATCGACGGGCACTTTTCCGGCCTGCAAGTTGGCGCTCTATCCATCGACGGGGCGTGTGGGTACCGCGCCAATGTCGCGCTTACGTCGCACAGCCAAATCGACGCACAGGCGAAGCGGGGCATCTTCTTTGACCCGGCCCCGACCACGCCGAATATCAACTTCACCGTCGCGCCCGCGAATGTTGGCGGCAATCTGGATATTGCGCTGAACGCCTTCCGCACCGGCGGACACAAGTTCCACGCGCAGGGCTTTGGTGAAAGCCACGGTGGAACCTATGTCGAAGGCATCGCCTCTGGCGCGCAATCGCTGGACCTGTGCGCGGTGCAGATGCAGCAGGATTATTCCTGCACAGTCGAACTGGAAGTGGCGGGCATCGTTCAGGGCGTTGCTGCCGGGGTTCGGCGCAAGGTTTATTCGGTGCGTCACGATGGGGCCACCGTAACGGCAACGGCGCAGACCGGGCTGGGTTTTATCGACCCGGCAGCGCCGGGGGGTGGGTTCTTCGACTTCACTGCAACGGTGGCGGGGGACACCGTGACCTTTGCCGTAACGCTGACTGGCAGCGCGGCGAACAGCAAACTGACCATGCAGTACCGGGTGACTGGCGGCGTGGCGCTGGTGCGGAGGGTGGCGGCATGACCCCCGGCCAGCGCGTGACCCTGCGCGATGAAGCGGGTTCGATCATTCCAGCGGGCGAATACACGGTCAGCAAGGTGAACGCTGACGGTTCGTTCCATGTTGGCGGCAACACGGCTGTCTGGCCGCGCCGCGTGATCATGGAACTGGGCTGATGCGCGACCACTTCGATCGGCTGACTGACAACGCCAAACACCTGATCGATGCCGCCTCGATCGCCACCCTGCTGGGGAGCCTTGTCCAGTTGCTGCCTGCTGTCGCCTCGGTGCTGACCATCATCTGGACCGCGATCCGGATCTACGAAACCGCCACCGTGCAGCGCCTGCTGGGCCGCGCGGGGCCAACGGAGAAGGATTCCTGATGGACCCCCGCAAACCGATCTTCGATGCCGTCCGCGCCGCTGCCAGCCCCGGCCTGTTCGAAGATCCCGGCCACGTGCTGGCGCTGGACAACCTGCTGGACGCGTTCAGCGTGCCCCGGCCTGCCCAGCCTGCACCAGCTGCGCCGCCCCGCACAATCGGGGCGAAGGGCATCGCCCTGATCAAGTCTTTCGAAGGATGCCACAACCCGCGCGGCGATGGCACGTTCCAATCGTATCCTGATCCCGGCACCGGCGGCGCGCCATGGACGATTGGCTGGGGCGCGACCGGGCCGGGGATCAATCCCGGCACGATCTGGACACAGGCGCAGTGCGATGCCCGTCTGGAATCCGATCTGGCCCGCTTCGCCGCCGATGTTTCCCGCGCGATCGGCGATGCACCCACCACGCAGGACCAGTTCGATGCGCTGGTGTCTTTCCATTACAACACCGGGGCAATTGCCAAGGCCACGCTGACGAAGCTGCACCGGCAGGGCAATCACACCGCCGCCTGGGTGGAATTCGGCAAGTGGGTCAATGCCGATGGCCGCCGCATGGCTGGCCTTGTCCGCCGCCGCGACGCCGAAGCGCGGCTGTACCGGGGGATCGCATGATGGCCCTGCCCGCCCTGCCCCGCCTGCCCAGCTGGCCCCCGCGTGACTGGCGCAGCCTGCTGGCGCTGGTGTTTTCCGTGATGGGCGCGGTCGCGCTGACTGTGCTGGTGGCCGTGAGTCTGGACTATCTGCTGCCCGACCGGGGCTGGACGCCCGCCAGCGAGGCCGACCGCATCGCCACCATCCGCTGGGTGGTGTGGATCGCCACCGCGTTCATCGGCATCGTGCTGGTCGGGCTGGGCATGGCGATCAACCGCCGGTCGCTGAAGTTGCGGTCGGGCGACAAATCGGCCACCTTCGAAGGGGGGGAGGATGAACCGGCCGAAGCCCAAGCCACTGAAGTGCACACAGAGTGCAAACCTTGCCAAGGCAAAAGTCGTTGATATGACTGTAGCATGGCTATTCCATCGCTTAAGCACTGGTTCGAGAATGGTGCATGGGTCGCACTTGCTCCAACAGTTCTCACAGGAGTGCTGGGCGTGATCGCCCTTCCATCTGGTCTATCGACGCGCAACTTCTGGATGCTCGTCTTGTTCGCGGTTGTTGCGAGTCTTTGGGTCTGGTGGAACGCTGCGCGACAGGCCAAGCGGACCGATGAAGATCGGCAAACGCTAAATAATCTCCTAGCCCACATCAGCGCACAGGTTGAGCCGCCCACCCAAGGAGCCACCGAAGATATCCGCCAACTAAGGTCTGATCAGTTGAGGGCCCGCGTTAGCAAAATCGCTGAGCAAATGCGCCAGATGGAGCAGGCCTTCCATGCCGCCCGCGATCGGCTGATCTATGATCGCAAATCCAAAACAAATTGGGATACATACACTTCCCAGTTAATAGCCCAGAGCAATGAGCAGACGCATCGATGGAGAACAGAGGGGCAGCCACTGGCGGTTTCTTTATGGAGAGAAATGCAGCGCAGAATCTACGGCGCCCCTCCATACCCTCAAGACCGTGGCGAGTTAGTCGCACTAGAGCACGGTATGCTCGCGGGAGCAGCCCCACTCAGCGAAGCGGCGCTAAAATTAGAAGAACTTGCGCGGCAACTGCCTTAAAATGATATCTCTGGCTCTTGCCCCAACTCTTTATTTAGCCGCGTATCCCCAAGGGATTTCGCCATCGTAGGACCTAAATGCGCGGGTAAGCGCCGCGCTTACCCGCGCGCGCGCTGGCCCATGGCGCGCATTCCGGCATGGCATGGGCCATGCTGCGCAGCCCTGCCCCCGAAGAAGACATCCCGCTGGACCCCGGATCGCTGATCCGGCTGGCCCGCGTGGCCAGCGTCGATCTGGCGGCGGGCACCTGCACCCTGAAATACGGCGATCCGGATGATCCCGACGGCGAAGTGGAAACCCCGCCCCTGCGCTGGGCCGCTGCCCGCGCCGGGGCGATCCGCGTCTGGATGCCCCCCAGCGTGGGCGAACAGGTGGTGTTTGCCTGCCCCGATGGCGATCTGGTCAGCGCCGTGGTGCTGGGCAGCGTGTGGAGCGATGCCAACCCCGCCCCCGGCAACACCACCCGCGCCCTGATCCAGTTCGATGACGGCGCGGTGCTGGCTTACGATCCTGCCGCGCACCATGCCGATATCACCCTGCCCGCCGGGGCCACGCTGGCGCTTGTTGCTGACGGCGGAATCGAAATCACCGGGGACGTGGCGATCACCGGCAACGTCACCGTGACCGGCACTGTCACGGCGGATGAAGACGTGCTCGGCGGCGGCAAGAGCCTGAAGACCCACACGCACACCGGCGTTCAGGCCGGGGCTGCGCAGACCGGGGAACCGGCGTGACTGGCGCCCTTTCCACCAGCGGCATGGCCGCCACCACCGGCACCGCGCTGACCGGGATCGAACACCTGGCGCAGTCCGTGGGCGATATCCTGACCACCCCGGTCGGCACCCGGCTGCAGCGCCGCGAATATGGATCGATGCTGTTCGACCTGATCGATCAGCCGCTGAACCCGGCCACCCGCCTGCTGATCTTTGCCGCCACCGCGCTGGCGCTGGCCCGCTGGGAACCGCGCCTGCGCCTGCGCCGCGTGGCGCTTGACGGGAATGCGGACGGGGCCGTCTCGCTCTCGCTGGAAGGCGATCTGGCCGACCTTACCGCCAACAGCCACGTCCTGCTGTCTGTCCCGATCCGCACCGGCGGCCTTTCCACCACCACCTGAACCACTTCGAAAAGGAACCTGCCATGCACGGCATCAAGGTCAACGAACTCACTGTCGGCACCCGCCCGATCAAGGAAGTCGCCACGTCGATCATCGGCATCGTCGCCACCGCCACCGCCGCCGCTGGCGCACCGACTGTCGCACTGGACGCCGCCTTCCCGATTGGCGTCCCCACGCTGGTCACCAGCGTGCGCGCTGCGATCCTGCAGGCGGGCACCGGCGGCACGCTGAAGGCCGCGCTGGAAGCCATCGCCGATCAGACCAGCCCGGTCATGGTGGTGGTGCGGATCGTGCCCGGTGTGGACGATGCCGCCACCGAAACCGCCACGCTGGCCGCTGTCGATACCCTGCTGACCGCCGAATCGCAGCTGGGCGTGCGCCCGCGCATTCTGGGTGCGCCGGGGCTGGAAACCGAAGACGTGATCGCCCAGCTGGCCACCGTGGCCCGCCGCCTGCGCGCCTTCGCTTATGCCCGCGCGATCGGCATCGATAAGGCCGCTGCGATCCTGTTCCGCGCCAACTTCGCCGCGAAGGAACTGATGCTGCTGTTCCCGGATTTCGAAGCCGGCGGTGCCGGGGATGCCGTGGCCCGCGCGCTGGGCCTGCGCAGCCGGATCGATCAGGAAATCGGTTGGCACAAATCGCTGTCGAACATCGCCATTGACGGCGTGTCCGGCGGCCTGACCGTGCCGATCAGTTTTGATCTGATGAGCGCGGACAACGATGCGGGCCTGCTGAACGCGGCGGACATCACCACCATCGTGCGCAACAACGGTTCGCGCTTCTGGGGCAACCGCACCTGCAGCGATGAACCGCTGTTCGCGTTCGAACCGGCGGTCCGCACGGGCCAGGTGCTGCAGGATGAAATCGCCGCGGGCCTTGCCTGGGCGGTGGACAAGCCGATCACTGTGACGCTGATCAAGGATATTCTGGAAACGATCAACGCCCGCTTCCGCAGCCTTGTGGCGCAGGGCCGGCTGATCGGCGGCAGCGCCTGGTACGATCCGGACCTGAACAGCGAAGTCGATCTGGCGGCGGGCAAGCTGACCATCGATTACGATTACACCCCCTGCGCCCCGGCAGAGGCGATCACGCTGAACCAGCGGATCACCGACCGCTTCTATTCCGGGTTTGCCGACCAGCTGGCCGCCTGATCCGCCCCCGCACTTGAAAGCCAGCCCGTTACTGAAAGGAAGCCCCGATGCTCCCCGCAAAACTGAAGAAGTCCAACCTGTTCAACGATGCCAATTCGTACTTCGGCCAGACCGGCGAAGTCACCCTGCCCAAGCTGACCCGCAAGATGGAAGGCTGGCGCGGCGGCGGCATGGATGGCGAAGTCGATATCGACATGGGCCAGGAAAAGATCGAACTGGAATGGAAGCTGGGCGGCATGGACCTGACCGTGGTGCGCCAGTACGGCCAGACCGATGCCGCTGGCACCCTGCTGCGCTTCATGGGCGCATACCAGCGCGATGATGGCGGGCCGAACCACGCGGTGGAAATCGTGGTGCGTGGCCGCCATTCGGAAATCGATCCCGGCAGCGCGAAGGACGGCGACGATACCGAAACCACGGTCAAGACCAGCTGCACCTATTACAAGCTGGTGGTCGATGGCCGGACCGAAATCGAGATCGACCTGCTGAACGCCGTGTTCGTGGTCGACGGGATTGACCGCCTCGCCCAGCAGCGCGCCGCCATCGGCCTGATCTAACCCCCTGACCTTCACCCCCCGCGTTCTGTTGCGGTTGCGCGGGGGGCCTGAAGGCCGGGCGGCGGTGTGCCCTTCTCCCGCATCGCTGCCCGGCAGTCCCCCCAACCGCACAACAGGAAACCGCACATGACCAAAACCGCCACCATCACCCTGACGCAGCCGATTCAGCGCGGCGAAACCCAGATCCGCGAAGTCACCCTGCGCAAGCCCATGGGCGGCGATCTGCGCGGGCTGAACGTGCAGTCGCTGATGCAGGCCGATTACAACGCCTGCCGCACGCTGGTGCCCCGCATCGCCACCCCGCAGCTGCTGGAAACCGATCTGGACGTGATGGAGGCCGAAGACATCGCGGCCTTCGCCGGGGAAATCATCGGTTTTTTTATGCCGAAGGAAGCGAAGGCGGCGATCATGGCCAGCCTGGGGATGGAACAGTCGACCAGCTGATGGCCGATATTGCCGCGATCTTCCACTGGCCGCCCGAAGTGCTGGACCGGATGCCGCTGGACCAGCTGGTCCACTGGCAGGGTCTGGCGGTGGACCGGTGGAATCGCATGAACGCCGGAAAGGAATAACCCGCCGTGGACAACAAGCTGCTGCTGGCCGTCAATTTCCTGGGCGTGGACAAGCTGTCCGGATCGATCCGCAACATCGTGGCGGGCAGCAGGCAGGGCGCGGCCTCGCTCAAAGCCATGAAAGCCGAAGCGCGCGGACTGGAATCCGAACTGAAGGACGTGCGCAAGGGGCTGGCGGGCGGCACCGGCAACCTGACCGCCCTGATTGACCGCGAACGCGCGCTGGAACGCCAGATCAAGGCCACCAACCTGCAGTTCGCGCAGCAGAAGCGCCGGATTGAACAGGTCGCCAATTTCCGCGCCAGGGCCGATGCCGTGGCCGAAGGCGCTGGTGCGGCCGGATCGCGCGCCACGCTGTACCTGACCACGCCGCTGACTGCGTTCGGGATCGCCGCTGGGAAGGCCGCGATCGATGCCGAAGAACTGCAATCCGCCTTCAACGTGACCTTTGCGAAGAACGCCGAAGTCATGAACCGCTGGGCCGTGACCACTGGCAACGCCATGGGCCGGTCGATCGTGGAAATGAAGAAGGGCGCCAACACGTTCGGCATCTTTTTCAACCAGGCCGCCCCGGCAGAGAAAGCGGCGGCCATGTCGCGCGAATTCGCAGTGCTGGCGCAGGATCTGGGCAGCTTCTTCAACACCGACACCCAGACCGCGATCGACAAGCTGCGATCCGGCCTGTCGGGCGAAAGCGAACCGCTGCGCGACTTCGGCGTATTCATGACCGAAGCGAACGTAAAGGCGCAGGCGCTGGCCATGGGCCTGAAGCCGGTGTCCGGCGAACTGACCGAACAGCAGAAGATCATGGCCCGCTACGCCCTGATCCTCGACAAGACGAAGAACGCGCAGGGTGACGTTGCCCGCACCAGCCAATCCACCGCGAACCGCATCCGCGCCAGTCAGGCCGCATGGGCGAACCTGCAGGTGGTGGTCGGCGAAAAGCTGGTCCCGGCGCTGACCCCGCTGATCGCCCAGCTGGCCAGCGCGCTGGA